CTCTGATCCTAATGCAGCAACAATGTCTCAGCGTATTATGCAATATCAAGCTGCATTGCAGTTATCACAGCAATCACCTGAAATGTATAACTTACCTGAACTGCATAGACAAATGCTTGATACATTGGGAATACATGATGCTGATCAAATAATACCAATGGATGATGATCTTCCACCGACAGACCCAGTTACTGAAAATATGAATATCATTAATGGTAAAGGCGCACAAGCGTTTGAATACCAAGACCATGAAGCACACATTACTGTTCATATGACTGCTTTACAAGACCCGAAAACTGCACAAATGTTACAGCAAAGTCCAGCAGCAGGAATGATACAAGGTGAAATGGAATCTCATGTAAGAGAACATTTAGCATTTCAATACAGAAAAGAAATTGAAGATGAGTTGGGTACTGAACTTCCACCAATTGGCGAAGAGTTGCCAAATGACTTAGAGAAAGAACTATCTAAACTCGTTGTTCAGGCTGCGGAAAGAGTTACACAAAAACACGCTGCGGAAATAGAACAAGAAAGGATACAAGAACAAATGCAAGACCCATTAATTTTAGCTAGACAAAAAGAATTAGAAATTAAAGAGGCTGATGTTCAAAGAAGAGCAACAACTGATCAAGCTAAGATTCAACTCGAAACACAGAAAGCTATAGCTAAAGATGCTCTTGAGAAAGAACGAATCGAATCACAAGAACGAATTGCAGGTGCAAGCATAGGACAGCGAATTGCAAGCGATATGCAAGATAGCGCTAGAAAAGATAAAGAACTAGATATAAAACAGGTTCAAAAAATTGTTGACATCACTAAATCTATGACAGAAGATAGTGATCGTGAGTCAGAATGATATCAAAGAGCAATCACTTTCAGAATTCTTAATAAGAAGAGTGCGTGAAATGATGAATGATCATGCAGATCATATATCAACAGGTGCATGTAAGGATTACTCAGATTATCAAAAGATGGTTGGTATTATTGAAGGGTTAGCCTTAACTGAACGCGAAGTCTTGGATTGGGTAGAAAAATTCATCAAGGCGGATTAACTGAAATTTATTTCATAATGCAAGCGCAAGAAAAAATAAAATCAATAGAAGAGTCTAGCAACAAAAGTCAATTACCAGAACCTATGGGATGGCGTATATTAGTTGCAATGCCAGAAGCTGATAAAAAGACTGATGGCGGTATCATTAAAGCACAACAAACATTAGATCAAGAAGAGGTTTCTAATATTTGTGGGTATGTTTTAAAAATGGGCGATGATTGTTACCAAGATAAAAAAAGATTTCCTAATGGACCTTGGTGTAAAAAAGGAGATTGGATTGTTTTTCGTGCTTATTCAGGTACTCGTTTAAAACTTTATGGAAAAGAATTTCGTATCATTAATGATGACACTGTGGAAGCAGTAGTTGAAGACCCTAAAGGAGTGGTTAGAGCATGAACGAAATAGTAAATAATGAGCCAGAAGAGAGCAAAGAAACGATTCAAGATCAATTCTTTGGTATAACGAATGATGTAGTTTCTGAAGCTCCAGAAGTTGAGTTAGTTAATGAAAATATAGAAGATAGCGTTGAAAGACTACAGGTTGAACCTTTAGAGCAGGTACAAGAATCAGTTGGTAATGAAATTGACAATATTCGTAATCAATATGATTCAGAAAGAAAAGCAAAAGAAGCAGCTTTGGGAGCAGAAAGAGAAGCTGTTGCTCAACTTAAAGGCTTGATGGAAGAAAATCAAAGACTAAATAGTTTTGTTAATCAAGGAAGTGATGTTCTTAATCAACAAGCATTAAATAATGCACAATGGGCATTACATTCTGCACAACAAGAACTAACTAAAGCTTATGATGAAGGTGATTCTGAAGCAATAGGTGCTGCACAAGCAAAGATTTCTAAAGCCGCAGTAGCAGAACAGCAATCAGGTCAGTATGCAAATATGGTTATGCAGCAAGCATCACAAAATTTGCCACCAATAAAAGAACCTGCTATAAAGAAACAACAGCTTGATCCAGATATGCAGGCTTGGTCAGATAAAAACCCTTGGTTTATGAATAATGGTGATCCTGCTCATCAAAGAATGACATCTTATGCAATGTATTTAGATCAAGAAGTTAGGGGAGAAGGAACAGACCCTACAACAAATGCTGTTGATTATTATGCAAAAATCGACAAAGAGATGAAACTAAGATTTCCAAATTTTTTTGGAGTTCAGCCTCAAGCAACGGAAGTTGTAGAGACTTACTCAAAACAACCCGCGAGTGTGGTTGCACCCAGCACTAGAAGTAATGGTAAAAAACCTCGCAAAGTATCGTTAAGTAAAGATCAGATAAGAGTTGCAAGGCAACTGAACATAAGTCCACAAGCTTATGCTGCTCAATATCTAAAACTAGAGGAAGGTTAATATGAGTGATAATACTGTAAACAAGGATGTTCAAGAGAGTAAACCTGTTTCTGAAGAAGAAACTTCTATTAACAAAAATCCTAGAGATTTAGAAAGTCGTGAGAAAGAACAACGATATACAAGTTGGGAGAGTCCAACTAATTTACCGAACCCTAATCCAGAAGATGGATGGGTTTTCAGATGGATCAGAACTAGTTTGTTAGGACAAGTGGATAATCCAAATGTCTCCAAACAACTTCGTAGCGGATGGGAGCCAGTTAATTCTAGCGACCACCCAGAACTGCAAGTAATGAATGATCACAATTCTGAATGGAGCCGAAAGGGTCATGTGGAAATTGGTGGATGTCTCTTATGTAAAATGCCCAAAGAAATGGCGGAAGCTAGGGATGAACATTTTGCTCGTATGTCAAGAGACCAAATCGAGTCTGTCGACAACGCTTTTTTCAAAGACCAAGACCCTCGTATGCCTACAAAGACTGTTTTTGAGAGGAAATCGAGGACTTCTTTTGGGCGAGATTCTTAATATCGCCTTATTTTAATTAAATTTAGGAGACAATTATGTCAACTTCAGCTACTCCTCACGGAGCGCGACCAGTTGGTTCTATAATATCTTGTGCATTTAATAACCAAGTAAAATCATATAAGATCAAAAATGCGTATGGTACTGCCATATTCTATGGAGATTTTGTAAAAATGGGGGATGATAATCCTAATACTACTATCCAATTAGATAGTGGTACTACGGCTTTGACTCCAATTGGAATTTTCTTGGGATGCCAATATACTGATCCAACTACAGGTCAATTCACGCCTAATCAATATTTTCCAGCATCTACTGCTGCCGATGATATTGTGGCGTTTGTTGCAATCGATCCTTATCTAATCATGCAAATGCAATGCGATGGCGCAGCCGACCAAGATGATCTTGGTAAAAACTGTGCTGTAGTGCAAACTGCTGGTTCTACTGCGATTGGTAACAGCAAAAACTCGGTTGATATATCTACTGTTGCAACCACAAACACACTACCTGTCAAGATTATCGACTTTGTCGATGGTCCTAGTAGTGCTGTCGGTGATGCATACACAGATGTATTAGTAATGTTTAACACTGGTCATCAGTTGCTTAACGCGACTGGCGTAGGTTAAGGGGGTAATATACTATGGCTTCTATATCTAGAGCAAATGAGCTAAAACAACTTCTTCCGGGTTTAAACGCCCTTTTTGGAGAAGAATATGCGGCTTATGAGAACGAACACGCTGAAATTTATGACACGGAATCATCTGATAGATCATTTGAGGAAGAGTTAAAACTTTCAGGATTTGGTGCTGCACCCGTTAAGGATGAAGGCTCTGCTATCACTTTTGATACAGCGCAAGAAACTTATGTGGCTCGCTATACACACGAAACTATTGGGATGGGATTTTCTATCACTGAAGAAGCAATGGAGGATAACCTCTATGTTTCTTTATCTGCTAGATACACCAAAGCTTTGGCTCGTGCAATGGCTTACACAAAACAGGTAAAAGCAGCGTATCCACTTAACAATGGATTCAGTACCACATTTAAATCTGGCGATAATGTCGCTCTGTTTAGCACTGCTCACCCCTTGGTGAATGGTGGCACAAACAGTAATCGACCTAGTACAGGTGCAGATTTAAATGAAACATCACTTGAAGACGCGATTATACAAATCTCTAAATGGACAGACGAAAGAGGTTTATTAATTGCTGCTCGTGCAAGAAAATTGGTCATTCCTACCGATCTTCAGTTTGTTGCCACACGACTACTTGATAGTAGCTATCGTGTAGGAACATCTGATAACGATATTAATGCGATCAAAACGAATGGAGTAATTCCAGAAGGGTATTCTGTCAATCATTATTTGACTGACACAAATGCATTCTTCTTGACTACTGATATTCCTGACGGCATGAAGCATTTTGAAAGAACTCCTATGCAAACAAGCATGGATGGTGATTTCACTACAGGTAATGTTAGATACAAAGCAAGAGAAAGATACTCCTTTGGTGTATCTGATCCGCTAGGTATCTTCGGTTCACCCGGATCATCTTAATCGGATAAGTTATCATATCGAACCATTGATGGGAGGGTTTGTTACTCAACTCCCATTACTTTATCTAGGATAAATTTTACCTATCGACTGACCTAGCAGACAATGCCAAAAGACGATAGGGTTATTAAGGAGACTTAATTATGGCAAATTCAAGCTTTAGCGGACCAGTAAGGTCCAAAAACGGTTTTATAACTTATAGAGTTAATAGTTCAACAGGAGCAGAAACTACTTACGGAACTAGCGAAGGTGGTGCGTACCAAATTGGTAGCACAACTGGAACAAGTTCAATACTAGGTTTTGCACCCACGGACTTTTTTACTGGTAAGGGATCTAACCCAGACTCAATTATCAACCCTTTCACAAGTGGAACCACTTCAATAACAGATTCTTTAGGAAATGATATTCCTTTAGGCTCAGTTCTTTATTACGGTGACAGAGTATTTAGATACGGTTTAGCAGGTGGTGTTGCGTTAACAGCAGGAAAACTTGTTCAAACCATTGTTGGAACAAAGGCTGATCATCAAGATTTAGCCCCAACCGCAGCAGTTGCAGCAGGTGAGTATGAGATTTCAGTAGAAACAGCAGGAACTGACCTTACTTTAAATCAGTATGCAGGTGGTTATCTTTATGTAAATGATGTAACAGGCGAAGGACAATGCTTAAAAATTAAGTCTAATCCAGTACATGATCATTCAGCCGATCCTTCAGTTGTTATCACATGCCACGATGCATTAGCTACAGCAATAACAACTTCATCTAAAGTTTCTTTAATGTCAGATCCTTGGTCTGGACTTGTGGTTGCACCAGCAGCAGAAACAGGTGCAGCAATGGGTGTCCCAGTTGTTGACATGGCATTAAGTGCTTACGGTTGGTTCCAAACTTATGGACCAGCAGCAGTATTAACTGTAGGAACATTAGTGCTTGGGCATAACGCAGTGAGATCAGCAACCGTTGCAGGTGGCGTAGCCCCAGCAACAAGCGACATCTTAGATATCGTTGGTACAGTTATGCTGGTTGATGTAACTACTGATTATTCACTAATCAAACTTAATATATAAGTAGGGGTAAATTATGGCTAATACAGTCACAGGACCCACTACTCAATATGACTACGACAAGAAACTCATAGTTTATTGTTCCGTTCTTTCAGACGGAAGCGCCAGTAGTACCACTTTAGTCGACGTTTCAGCTTTGAACCAGTCGGCGAATAAAGAAACATGCACGCATGTGGCTTTAAATAAAATATGGTATACCGTGAGCGGTGCCCCGGATGCACCGGCATCACTTGATTGGGACGCAACAACGGACGTTACTTTTTTGACCCTGGCTTATGACAATACGTTTGATTTTAGCACTATAGGGGGCTTAGTTAATACGGAAGCATCGGGTTATTCAGGAGACGTTCTTTTCGTAATTCCTTCAACATCGGACGCAGGCAATGAATACACAGTTTGGTGTGAGTTTTTGAAATATTACGAAGCGCCTAACAACTAATGGCCACGTCAGAGACAACTACGTTCGATCTAAACGTCGACGAGTTGATCGAAGAATCGTTTGAACGTTGTGGACTAGAATTAAGGACCGGCTATGATCTGGAAACAGCTAGGCGGTCCCTTAATCTTATGTTTGCTGAATGGGCAAACCGAGGCTTAAATCTCTGGCTTATTGTTGAAAGAACAGAAGCGTTGACCGAAGGCACCACCAGTTACGATCTTGGTACAGACCTGGTTAATGTTTTGTCTGCGGTTATCCGTCGTACTTCTGGAAGCACCTCAACTGATTATCAGGTTAATAGGATCAGTAGGAGTGATTATCATTATCTTCCGAACAAAAGCACTAAATCAAGATCAACTCAGTTTTATGTGGAAAAAAGTATAACACCGAAACTGTACTTGTACCCGGCGCCGGAAAACTCTACGGACGTTTTTCGTTATTACGCACTGACGCGCATACAGGACGCAGGCATTTATACCAATACTTTAGAAATAACCTTTGAGTTTCTCCCTGCGATGGCAGCAGGACTGGCTTATTATATAGCTATTAAAAGGGCTCCAGACCGCGTGCAGATGCTCAAACAAATATATGACGAGGAATGGCAACGAGCCGCTTATGAAAACATTGATACTGTAAGCTCTCGTTTTTTACCGGCTAGGACCATTATCTAATGGCTTTTGCAGCGGGTAAAAAAGCGTGGGGTATATGTGATATATCAGGGTTCCGTTACCGTTTAAGGGACATGAAAATGACTTGGGACGGCTTATTAGTTGGGCCCGATCAATGGAGTCCAAAACAACCTCAATTAAGTCCTCCTCATTTTGCAGCGGACCCAGAAGCCCTGCTCAACCCCCGTCCTGCTAGAACAGAACCCGTTGCAGAGGCTTTGTTGACCAACAACCCTTTTCTTTCAACAGCAGGGAGTGCGGTTATTAAGGTCTTTGAAGATGACCATGGTCGAAGTACCGGGGACAAAGTACGTTTTAGAGGAGCAGAAGTGTTTGACGGGTTTACTGTCGCAACACTAACCGATCCAGACGC